CTCAAGTAGCCAGCATCGGTTCAACTGATTTAATTAAACTCTAAGGTTGACATACCCTCCAAAAGAGGGTATAATACTTACATCAACAACGAACTTGGAGCGAAAACTATGTTCAAACTATTAAGTACAGCGAATCCCAAAATCCAAAAAGGCACCAAGTTGGGCTATCTCAGCTTCATCCTACACCTTGCGCCTGCTACATTGTCAGGCCGTGAGACTTGCCCAAAGCGCACCGCAGGTTGTACAGCCGCTTGCCTTAACACCGCAGGACGTGGCGGTATGTTCAAAAAGGGCGAGACAACGAACATGATTCAGCAGGCTCGTATCCGCAAGACCAAATACTTCTTCGAAGCTAGAGATTACTTTATGGCTGACCTCAAGGCAGACATTGAGAAGGGTATCAAACTGGCTAAGAAGCTGGGCCTGACTCCTGTATTCCGCCTCAATGGTACTAGTGACTTGGCGTTTGAAAAGTACACTATCAACGAGAACAACCTCTTTGAATTGTTCCCTGACGTACAGTTCTACGACTACACTAAGGTCCTGGGCCGTAAGGTGTCAAAGTACAAGAATTATCACTTAACATTCAGCGCCGCTGATGGCAACGATGCTGACGTGGCAGAAGCTATCAAGCAGGGCATGAACGTGGCAATGGTGTTTGACAAGCTCCCAGAGAGCTATATGGGCCGTGAAGTTATTAATGCCGACGAGCACGATTTGCGCTTCTTAGACAAGCAGGGCGTGATTGCTGGGCTTAAGGCTAAGGGCAAGGGCAAGAAAGATACTACAGGATTTGTACGCCGCGTGGTTGACATTCAGGCAGTTTGAGACTATAATACTACATCAACAGCAAATAAGGAGCGACTATGTTACAAAATCTTATCGATGCTTTCATGTTCACAGCGCCTCTATGGATCCTGCTTTTAGCTATGCTAATGGCAATCATAGCGGTTGACGGAATGAACTAAAGACAGTATAATAAACACTTCAACAACGAAACACAGGAGCGAAACTATGTTAGTAACAGCAGAGCAAATCAAACAAGGTCTTCCATTAGCAGAACAAGCTGGCTTGGCAATGTATCAACGAGTAGGCGAGCGTGACGCTTGCGGTTTTGGATGGGTTGACGTCTTTGTAGAGCGTACCAACAGCCCACAGGCCAAAGAGCTGATCAAGGCAGGCTTTTCCAAAAGCTATCGTCCAAAGACACTTACTCTTTGGGATCCAGCTAAGATTCCTACACAGAGCATCAGTGTTAAGGAAGCAGGCGCTGAGGCTTTGGCTACATATCTGTCAGCATTGGGCTTGAAGGCCTACGCTGGCAGTAGAATGGACTAATCCAAAACACGTGACACACCCTCAGGGGTGTGTTATAATTAATACTTAAACAATATACAAGGAGCGTATAGATGGCAACAGTCGTAACGAGCAAGATGCTAGCGGCATTGGCTAAGCCTACTAAGGCAGAGACTACTAGTTTGGAAGTGGACCAAGCATTCCTCAAGCAGAAGGAACAGGCATTGGCTTTGGAAACAGACGAATCAATTCTCGATCGTTTGCGTGATCGCTTTGAGATTTTGGATGACATGACCCGTGCTGTTAAAGGCGGCAAGGTTAAGGCTATGATTGTAACAGGCCCTCCAGGTGTTGGCAAGAGCTTTGGTGTAGAGAAAGTCTTATCCAAACACGATGTGTTCGCCAACGTTGCCAATGATGAGAAGCTGAAGAAGTATGAAGTAGTCAAAGGCGCTATGTCAGCGATTGGACTCTACTCTAAACTGTACCATTTCAAAGACAAGAAGAACGTACTAGTGTTTGATGACTGTGATAGTATCTTGCTAGACGATTTGAGCTTGAACATTCTTAAGGCAGCATTGGACAGTTCAAAGAAGCGTACTATCCATTGGAACACTGATAGCCATTTGTTGCGTCGTGAAGGCGTACCAGATAGCTTTGAGTTCCAGGGCGGTGCTATCTTCATTACCAATATCAAGTTCGATCACGTTAAGAGCAAGAAGCTCCGCGATCACTTGGAAGCATTGGAGAGCCGTTGCCACTACTTGGACCTTACCATTGATACTACACGTGAGAAGCTGTTACGTATCCAGCAGGTAGTAACTGACTGTGGTATGCTTGATGAGTATGACTTAGACGATGCTACCAAGCTACAGGTAGTAGACTATGTACGTGCTAACACTGATCGTGTACGTGAGCTGAGCTTGCGCACAGTACTTAAGATAGCAGACTTGGCTGCCAGCTTCCCAGCTAAGTGGATGAGCGTAGCTGACATGACTGTTATGCGTAGAGCATAGCCGAGCTTTAAGGGCACATGATAGTGCCCACGTAGACTGCCCAACGATTCGCTCCCGGTAAGTAGTCTACACTCAAAAGCCAAGTCTAAGCGGCACGGCTTTTGGTATCCCTAGTCCGTAAGCCCGATTCGCTCCCGGCAGACTAGGGATTTTTTTTGATTTCGAAACCCTCAGGGACATATAAAATAAAAAAAGAATTTGACCACCGACCGGCATATACACGCACAAAGTTAGTAGTTACTAACTAGCGCATGGGTACCGAAGTATTTTCACCCCCGAAATCTATAAGTACTTCTTTTAAAATTTTCGCAGTCAATCTAAATGGGGTCGCAAGAACCCATTTGTACTGAATTTGTTCGGTCCAAAACCATTCCCCATTCTACGTAAGTACTGGTCAAATTTTTTTTGCGCTAGAAAATTTTCCCCCGCCAGAACCCTTTTGCTAAGTATGTATATGGACGACTTATATCGCATATCAATTACACATCCAACTAACGGACATGAGTATCGTTACGATCCAGACTACGATGTCTTTTACCGTATACACGAGTATGACAGTGCCAATAGCGAATTTACCGAGAAATACGGGTGGATCATATGGTGTTTGATCCTGCTAGCCGTCACATTCTTTATATGTGTACAGACTGATCCAGAGCTCAAGTCTTACTTACAGTCATTGCCTAAAGTTTAACTATAGTATCAAGTCTTCTGCGTGTATATGGCGCATAGTAGGATCTACGATTAATGCCCATGTGAGCTTGTGTTCTAGTATGTAAAAGCGTACAACACCACCGGGTTTTGAGCTTATATACTCACTCAATAGCCATAGCTGTTCTTTAACGTCAGCTTCAGCGGTGCTTTCATAGCATCTTATATACATAGTATAATACTTATTATATGAACACTCATTTACTCTTACCCAAGTTACTAGCGGCTATAATGTCGTTACTAGACTCGGCCAACTTGCGTAATAGAGTATATGAACAGTCGGCTAGAATTGAGCAACTTGAACTAGCCATAGAGGACATTGAGCGTATAAGTGCGTCTAGGGTAGAGAGCTCTGAGCGGCACAGATTGATTAAGAATATATGTGCTAATACTAAGAGGTACGATACGCAGTAACGCTAGTTCGCGTTTTACCGCTTTTCGCTTTGCGAATATGAAAATTTTTCCGCTGTGCTTCGCAACTAAAAATTTGGCGCTGCCTCCGGCTGGGTTAAATAGCTTAAAGGAGAACTTGTATGAGTATACTATCAAAACTACATCAAATCATTGAAGGTGACGTGGCCAAGCTATTTGGTGCCGCTAAGAAAGCAAGTATTATTGCCGGGCAGGAAGTTGAACAGTTAAAAGCCCAGTTAGAAGCGGCTAATCAAAAAGCCATTGCTGCAGCTACCGAAACCAAGGCTCATGCTGAAGCGGCCGCTGAACGTGCTCGTGCCGCTGTACGTGAATTAGAACTAGAAGCTAAATCGGCTGCAGAACGTGTAGCGTTTCATCAACAACAAGTTGAACGTAAAGATCCTCAGCTGTAATTAAGTAAGAATAAGGTACGGTGTTTATCGTACTTGAAGGCTACTGATATATGATAACACTCGGTAGCCATGTTCCATGCCCAACGTTGATATTTGGGTCCTGTGTATTTGAGTAACCAATTTTCTACGTCAGTAATGCCCAAAATCCAGTCTAGCTGTTCATAAGCTCGGCCAGGCCAATCAATTTCGGCCGTGTACTCAAAACCATGTAGTACTGGAACATAATCCCAGTTGATATAAGTGGGCATACTAGTATTTAACTAGTTATTGATAAATTTCCCATTTGCCAAGTACAGTTAGTTGGCCCGATGTATATAAAAACGTGTATTCTAATTTATAAAAAGAATTTGACCCAAAAGATGGCACACTACCATTTAACCATTTTACCGTTGCTACATTGGAATTAACTTGGGTAGATGATAATTGATAAGCACTAGTGGATAACAGAATAAACACAGTTTGTTTAACTAATCCGTCAGTAGTAGGTACTGTAAAATTTAGTGTAAAATTACCGTTGGGCGTGAATTTCCAGTAACTGCCATTAGAAGCACTTACCGTTAATGAGGATGTACCTGATGTTACAGCCATAGCACTAGTTGTTGGAATTGCCAATTGGCCACTACCGTTAAACTGTAATGTTGCGTTATCAATCTTGATAGCACCTAGCTGTGTTGTAGATGCTGTAGCTAGACCAATAGTTCCAAACGAATTAGTAATACCGCTAGTACTTACAGCTGGGATTATAACACCTCCCAGAATGTTAGTTGTAGATACAGCATATCCGGTTGTGCGAGTTATAGTCCAGGATATAGTCTGGGTATATGTCTGATTTAAACTATCAACTACGTGTATAACTAATGTAGAATAGTCGTTACCCGGAGTATCAGGTGTACCGGCTAACGTTATAGAGTTCACAGCTCCTGAACTAAAAGACAATCCGCTAGGCACCAAACCTGTCGTTGTAAATGTGTAAGGAGCAATACCTCCAACAGGATAGAAAGTGGCGACAAATGCTATGCCCACTTCGCCTTGTACTGTAGTAGGAGTTATTCCAGTTATTGCTGGAGCGGTCGCTTGTACAGTTATAAGTTGGCTAAAAGTTTGTCCTTGACTATCTGTTACTCCAACACTAAATGTAAATGATCCTGTGGGAACTTCTGGAGTTCCGCTCAAAATTCCCGAACTAAATGTCAGCCCATTAACTGTAGATGCGCCTGAATAAGTATACGGAGGTACTCCTCCGGATGGAGTAAATGAAATAGATATTGGTGTTCCACTAGTAACTGAGATATTAGTAGGTGCTAATGCTGTTATTAAACTAGGCGGAGTGATGGGATTTATTGTAGTAACTGTTGTTCCACTCGGAGTGGTAGTGGTTGTAGAAGATCCCCAAGTTATAGTATAATTACTACCGTTATTAATAACTTGATATCCATTGTCTATTAGGTAATTAACAACAGATGTTATATCAGCTGATACATGAGATAATGTAGTAAGATCAAATACAAGGCTTGTTTGTCCTGCTGTCGCGGTTGCTTGTATAGTATCAAATAGATACTGGAACTCAGATATTAGAATGCTATCTGGAGATGTTTGAGTCGTTGCCGCTATACTTGCGGATGCAGTCTTGGCTGCTGTTGATGCGGGTATTAGTGCCATTGCCTAATTATTTTTTAGTTAGTTGGTCAACACGAGCTGTAAGTTCTTTAACAGCTTCAATCAAGTAGGCAGTTAGCTTGGTATAGTTAATACCTTCTGCTTCACCTTTGTCATTTTTCTTAACTAGGTTGGGAATAATAGTATTTACAGCTTCAGCAATCAAACCAGCTTCATTGTAACTAGATCCATTCTTACGGTCATATGTTACACCTTGTAGCTGGTTAACTAAAGCTAATGCGCCGGTAATAGGCTGTACGTTTTGTTTTAAAGCTATACTAGAACTTTCAACAATACTTCCGCCAAATGTTACAGTACTACCACTGCCGCCTATATTGATAACGTTTGTACAGTTAACGCCAAAGTTAATAGTACCAGTAGTCACGCTGGCCCAGTTGTTAACAGTTCCAACAGTAATATTCGATGCTATTGTGGCTGTACCGCCTGGGCCATTGCCTAAAATATTAAGAGTGTTATTACCAGTACCAGTTCCTAGATATAGCGTAGCGCCCGGACCGCCTAGATAAATCTGCCCACTAGCGGCTTGAGCAATATACATTTGGGCTGGATTACCAGGAGTAGTAATATATACAGTGGAACCATTCAATGCCAAAGTCGACGTGCCGGTAGGAGTAGATATACTACCAATATTTGCTGTTACTGTATTACCAGTACCAAAATTTATAGTAGAAGCGGCACCAAACGCATTTATAGTAGTAGCATTGGTATTGAATAATGATACTGTACCTGTGCTAGAAGTTGATACTGACGGATTAGTTCCGTTAATATTCATTGTAGTAGCATTGGACAATGTTACTGTTGTATTATTAATAGTTGTAGTGCCAGTAGAGCCGCCTATGCTAACTGTAGTACCAGCACCAAATGCGTTTACTGTTGTAGCTGTAGTATTAACAATGTTAGCTGTGGCGGATCCTGCCACTAAATTATTAACGGTAGCATTTCCAAATATAGCATTACCTAACGTTCCGCTAAACACTCCGCCAGTATTAGTAGCGGCAGTATAGTAAGTAAAGCTCTGTGTACTGTTTTGGAATCCAAAGAAACCATTCTTTTGTGAAGTGTCATAATAGTTAAACAACACGCCAATATCATTACCATCGTTGCTGACAAATGTACCGCTGTGTACAGTAGTCAATGGCCCGCTGATCGAACTAACACTACCAATTTGATAGTTAGTACCATATGTAGTCAAACTACCTTGAATAACTACGTTACCCGTATTGGCATTTACAGTAAATGCCTTACCTCCTGCAGTAGTACCTACTTGGAAATTGCCATCAACTTCCATAGTTCCAGTATTAACAGTATTACCTGCTACATTAAAATTATTCTTGACATAAGTTGTACCAGTTGCGGCACCAATGTTTACGGTAGTGGCAGCACCAGCAAAATTAACAGTTGTAGGAGTAGTATTGACTAGATTAAATGTTGCGCTAGGACTAGTTATACTATTAGAAATATTTGGATTGGCAGTGGATAATATACCACTACTGCTAATTGTTACAGCATCGGTAGAACCATTATTAACTATAAAGTGAATGGCATTACTAGTTGTAGTTCCTAGCACTAGATCACCAGTAGTGCTAGTTACATAAACAGCGTTGGGCAAGCTGTAGCTACCGGTTCCTGAAAATGTGCTAGAGTTTATACCTATCTCGCCATAATAACTAGAACTTGTAGTTAAATTATTACTAACTAAGAAACTAGCACTAGCACTAGAAGATGAACTTAAATTTTGTAGTATTAACTGATTATAACCGGCGGTAGTATTAGCAAATGTTCCTACAATACCTGTATCTGTAAAACCAATAGGCGATCCTACATTAGTTATACCAGTAGCACTGTCGACTTGAAATGTAGTAGTTGTTCCGTTGTTTATAGTAAAATATTCAGTAGCCGGTGTCGAAGTACCTGATATTGTTAATCCATTATTAGCTGTTACTAAATTGTTAACATTAAGTGTACCATTTATAATAGTATTGCCGTTGGTTCCGTTGACAGTAAATTGTGAGTTACCGATGATTAAACTACCAGTAGCACTGTCAACTTGAAGAGTATTTGTACCACTGCCGTTAGTAATAGTAAAATATTCCAAAGCTGGTGTAGTAGTGCCCGATATTGTTAATCCATTATTAGCTGTTACTAAATTGGTAACATTAAGTGTACCTTGTATAGCAGTATTACCCGAAGAAGAATCAACTTGGAAAGTTGTAGTGGATGTACCGTTGGTAATTTTAAAAAGCTCGGTAGCAGGTGTAGTACTACCTGCTATTGTCAGACCGCCGTTAGCTGTTATTAAATTTGTAACAGTTAAAGTACCAGCAGAATATGCATTTCCATTAGTATGATCGACTGTAAATTTGTTTGTGGCAACAGAAAAATCATTAACTACATTTAGTGTAGATGTTAAATTAGCCAATCCTGTAACATGAAGTTCGCCGCCAATATACAAGTTTTTTGCAATGCCAGCACCGCCAAACACTTTTAAAGAACCAGTTGAAGAACTAGTACTTTCAGTTGTGTCTGTTAGAGACATAGGTTGGGTAACTGTGTTTAGATTATTTTGAACCCAGGGGCGGGTAGCTACCTTAATTCCGCCCTGATTATACCCGTCCATTAATCGTAAAGTTGCGTTAGTATTGTCGTAAACAATATCGCCATTTGAAAAACTCAATTGGTCTAGTTCAACGCTATCGTAGGGTATTAATTTTGTGCTATGTACAGTTTTGCTCATTATACTAGTCCTTATGACTAGTATTTATCAGAGCTTATTCTTTAAAGTAATACTCGTAGTTAACTGTAGTTGCGTTTTCTTTACGAACCTTTGCGCCATTTTTCATGTGGAATCGGCGGGCCATAGGAGTTTGTGGGCTTAGTGTAACTATGCCTTTTAAGTTGGCGTAGTCCTTTTTTAACCATTCAGCAGCCTGTTGAAGTAGAGTAGCACCTGCTCCTGGAGCGTAACTCCAAATAGTATAAAACACGGCGACTTCTTTATCCTTGTCCATGCTGACAAGATCTTCTTCACTTTCAGGAACACCTTTAAGCCACTGCATACAAGTAGCCGCTAGTACCTCTTCCCCTGCTTTAAGGATTAAAATTTCTGCGGCTTCGTTGATACGTTGTTCAAGTGGAATGTGCGGACGAACAGGGTCGTCCTTAATTAGTCTGACTAAGGGATCGGTGATATCTCTGATGTGGTGAAGTTCCATGGCGTTCGCTACCTTTGTTATTATATGCGTATTTATAAAATACGAGAGAAAATCACATTACAATGATATTACAGCTCGTCACTAGGCAAGTTGTTTAACAACTCTCTTAGTTTAGTACTTTCAACTTGAGCACGAACTTTAGGTAATGCTACTCCGTCGGCGGGATCATCTTGTGCTACTGTTTGTCGTTGTTTGATTGAATTTAACAAACTACTACCGGCACTAGGTGCTCCGTTACCGTAACCATCTTGCTCATCCAAGTCACTAATACGTAGTGTATCGATATTAAATTCCAAATCAATTTTCATACCAACACCACTACTAGAACGTGTTTTCATTAACTGAATTTGGTAACGTCCACGTTCACGCATAGCACGTGACGTAAAGATACCAAACACGTTATCCGCTGTCTGAATCTTAGAAAGTCCACCAGAGATATGACTGTGGTCAAATTCAACTTCTTCCACAGCACCACGATTTAACTGTGCCGCAGTTACAAACACACAGTTCTTTTCCACTGCCAAATTACGCAATTCTTCCGATACATACTTGTCTTTGACAAACAAGTT